TTAAATATCTGTACCGGATATGGAACATAACCAATATTAACTCCATCTAAATCGGTAAAACTTATGATACCATCCTTTCCTTCATAAAAACGACTTAAAAGTCTCGATTCTCCATTAACAAACAATCTGATATACGAGTGTGGATCACTTAAAATTGTATATCCCAAATCAAAGTATTCTCTAAAAAAATCGGCGCTTTTATCTACAAATAAGTATGGATCATCGATTAGATAGTTATAGTTAAGATCGAAACTGACCATTTGCATTGGAGGGTTTCCACTATAGGCATGTGAATAACATACATCTGGAAGGACAAATGAATCTGGAATATCTTCACTCGTATTCAATATTTGAACCTGATTATTATTATTGATATCGTTACAGTAAAACATCTTTTTACCGTTATCTGTAATGTAATATGGAAATAATAATACTGCCCCACTACTAGTTGAAACGCCCCTTCCATATGTCAGAGTAGAATCACTTCCGCACATATATATACAACCGTTTATTCCTTGATTAGAAGATGCCTTACATTCATATTTCTTAACCTTATATCCTTGATAACGATCTTTGTTTGGAATACAACTTTTGAGTTTGTAATTCATTTCCCCGAGATCAAACTCTCCAATGAAAGTATCACTCATATCAAATCCTGTAATATTATCTACCAAATTATGAGTTCCTACTGCGGTTACAACATTAGTACCGTCGGATAATCTGTTTACACTCACGTTATCATCTAAAACAATATCCTTCGAAAAACATTGTTGTTTACATGGCTCTTCGTCAATAATCATATTATATGTAAATAAACCAGTATTACCATCAATACAACCGGTACTATTATTTAAGTTAGGAATGCATTTTCTATAAACAAATCTGGAACTGGCAGTTTGACAATTTCCGGTCTGTGAAAAACATTGACCGTTCATAGGGTCACTATAATATCCGAAACCCTTATTTTTAGCGTCTTGGCGTCCTGTGGCCGTTTTCCCAGTGAGCGCTACTCTTATAGGGGTATAAAAGGTAGCCAAACAAATAAAAATAATCAAAATTAATTCAATAATGCCAAAAGCGATCATACCCTTTTGACCATTTGTAAGAGGCGGAGCAAGAAGAGCCATCTTTTTGAGAGAAAAACTTATTTTCATATTATTATTGAAAATTTTAATGTATGAAAATGGAACTCGGTAAAGTGCTCGGGGAGGGTAGTTTTGGGAAGGTATATGAGATAAAAGGAACCGATAAGGTAGTCAAATATATACATCTAACTGAAGATGGTTTTACGAATTATTTAGAACCATATATACTACTAAATATGGACTATTATTCAATTGTAAATGCTTTTTCAATTTCATTAACCGAAAAAGGGTTACTTAAAATCGCCCAACAAAAAGGTTTCGATATCTCAAAATTAGATATACGTAAAATAAAAAAGGATAGAGATTTAATTTATGATAATGTAAAGGATGCTTTAACATATCTCCATTCTCTTGGTATATTACATGGAGACGTCAAACCTTCAAATGTAATATATTATGACAGACCTGGAAAGGGAATATACAAATTGAATGATTTTAGTTTTTCTATATTGATGGAATTTGAACCTCAATACATCTCAAAAATAATATATACCTCTTTTTATCGACCTCCAGAAGCTGAAAATATGTTAATTTCATTTAAATCTGATGTATATGCATTTGGAAAAATGATGCTTCCTCTTTACAATGGTTTAAAAAATAAACGTGATTTAGATAAGATGATCAATGTAGATATGGAAGATCGTCCATATTTTACAAAAAAAATAACAACACATTCTGACGATGAAATAAAAGAGAGTAACATTAATATAGATCTAGCTAAATATCCTCAATTTTTAAAGAAAATTAGAAATACAGATAAAGTTTTACCTTCAACCGGCGAAACGGTATTGGAATATGAAATGGAATGGTGTAATAGATTAAAATGTAAATTAAAATTATAGTATCTTATAAAATATGGAATTTATTCCATTGACAGTCAAACTAATATTTAAAAGATATTACAATAACGATATGTTCGATCCGATATATTATTTATCAACAGATGAAGATTATCCTTCACACAAAATAGAAGATATATTTATTCCGACAGGAGAACTCCTCGAAATAGATATAGTTAATGGAAAACAGACGGTACATCATAATTGGCTCCAAAATTATAAAAGTGGACCATATAAATCACTTAAAAAAGATATATATTATTATTTGGTTGGTTTTGTAAAACATTCATATGATGAAGAATTTAAATATAATTATATCCAAATATGTTCGAGACCATTGAATAGGTTATCCGAAAATTGTATTAATTGGAGTTGCTGGGTTGAAAAAAATCCTCAAAATAAAGACAACATTGCCAAAAAAAGTCTTAAAAATGCGTTTATGGATTATAATTTGATTAAAAAATATAAAAGTAAAATTAATTTTACAAGATTAACATTAGATTTAGCTTTAAGTTATCAAGGGAAAATAATCCATGCATATAGGAAAGATATTATAGGAATAGACCCGACATCTGATTTTGGGCCGGATGTTGAACCGAAACATCTTAATAATCGAAAAAAAATTTTTGATAATAGAGTGAAAATATTTAATAAAATTGTTGAACAAAAACACGGTGTAAAAAAATATATAGAATGGAAAGGAAAAAAACAAACCAAAAATATATGGTATTACATTGAAGGTGAACTATTTGATGATCCGGATGCGATACATTATGATCCCGTCAAGAAAATGTATATAGGAGAAAAGTCTTGGAGGAAGTTTTATTTTCCTATTTTCTATATTGATAGGGAGTTTTATGTTTATAATTTTTGGGTATCCAAAAACGAAACTTTAAAGAAAGATTCAAATTAAAAAGACATGGATCGTATGATAGGAAAAGAAAAGGCTATTGCCAATGAAAAGCCACTTGACTTAAGAGATTATATTCTTAATCCGGAAATCGATCCGCTTTCCTGGAATTTCTATAAATATCAAGAAAGTAATCAGTGGTCGGCCGAAGAATTTGGTGATAAATTTGTTAATGATCATCAGGATTATATGAGAAGCAATAAAGCTGTTCAAAATTTATTGGATGGTTTCATCGTCTTTTTTATTTTTGGCGATGGGTTGATAGCCTGTGAATTAGTTGAACAAATCGTTGAAGTTATCGAAACTAAAAATTGGCCCGAATTTTTTTACCTCGTCGAAAAACTGAAGATTGAGAACACGCATGCAGAGACCTATTCACAGGCATTTCAAATGATTATTCCAAAGGAGAAACACTCCGACCTAATCAAGATGGTAAACACCGTTCCTTGTGTGAGAAGAAAAGGAGAATGGATGGCAAAAATCATCAAATATAACGAAAATAAGGCATTGAAAAAGGTATGTGAAGCGATTTGTGAGGGAATTTTTTTCACCACTCAGTTTTCAATGATCTTCTTTCTCCGTAAAATTGGAACGTTTAACAACTTCATCGAGAGTAATGGACAAATCAACAAAGATGAAACCCTTCACCGAGACGAGGCATGTGCCAAAGCAAATCTTCTCCTTAATCGGGAAAATAAAGAGGAATTAGAAATCGCTACCGAACTAATTAAAGAGGGGGTTGAAATTGAAAAAGAATTCACTGATTATTTGATGCAATTCCCGATCATTAGCGTTCAAGGAGATGTGGACGCTGGTTTGACCAGGGAAAATGTTTACGGTTATATTGAAAAATTGGCCAACGACATTTGTAACATGATCGACATCAAACCAATCTTCAAGGTTGAATGTGCAGTCCTTCCTTGGATGGAGGATATTAATGTTTCTCAGAAAGATAACTTCTATGAACGCGCTACAGTAACTAATTATCGGATGTTTAATCCCGCCGATGCTATCGAGAGATGGAAGCGGATTATGGATGTTCAGGTAGACGAAGAGGAAAAAGAAGATACATTCGATAATGTATATGGGGTCGAATTTTAAAAAGATTCCAATCTTTTGTGAAAATTATTTTTCGAAAAATGATTTTCCAATCTTTTATAACAAAAAGAAAACATTGATCATGGGTGATATTAAAAATGACGGTCTCGTTATTTTCTCCAAAGAGAAAAAGATCATTTTCAACTCGGTCGGTGAGATCGACCTAACTCCTGGAAAAATTAGAAAACATACAAAAAGCAGAGCGGTTGTTTATCCGATATTTGATGAGCTGAGAGAATATAATGATAGCTCTTACTGGGATGATTTGTTAACTAAATTTTCAAGAGGAATTTTTCATAAAAACTTTAAATATTACAACGATACATTTCATTATAAATCAAAGAAGAAGAATAGTAAACGTGATTTTCACGTTGATAATATAAATTTGAAGGAGACCCTCCGAGGATTGAAAGAATTTCTTGAGGACAAAGGTTTTATATCTACTATAGAACGCGGAGAAAAACTGCTATCAAAATACGCTGAAAATGAAGATAATGTTTTTAAGAAATGGAAGGACTTTGGAAACAATCAACTATTTCTAATCGAAGAATATATCGAGAAACTATCTGTTCAATATAAGTTAAGTGAAAAGGAAAAGATAGAATTAGAATCAATTATCAGACTTGGAATGACCTCTGATATTTTTAGTAATGATTCAATCAAAATTAGTAACAATAAAATCAAAAATATTAAGTATCTTGAATGGGATGAAGATAAACGTAAGTTTTATATTGATCATGTATCGGCTAAGTTGAAGTTTACAAGTGCAAAAAAGGCAATTTCAAATGGAGGAAAATACAGTTCACATACCTTTTCAGATGACACATTCCTAATCAAAACAATAGAAAATAATGCTAATGTGAGTCGGAAATGGAAACTTTTTCTTAGCGATCATTATAAATAAATATTAATTCTCTTTTACACACAAAAAAGAGAAAATGACTAAACGAGAGTTTATTATCTTAGCAAAAAATGGCTGTCCTCATTGCAAACGTCTCCTTGATTTTATGGAAAAAAATAAGACTAAATATGCATCAAAAATTTTTGTATCAAATATCGATTTCCAAGATAAAGAATTTAAGAATAAATTTGGAGAGAAATCTACATATCCTAGAGTTTATGAGGTTAAAAAGAATGGTAAACTGGAATTAATTGGTGGAGCAAATGACACAATTGAAAAACTTAAATAAATATGTGTATGAATAAAACAACTTGAAGATTAGATATTCATCTAGAGTTTTCTCCGGTCATTAAATTTATACCTGGGTTAGAAGAAGTTCTTGTTCTGACTGGAGATATTGGAAATTTCAATGATTTCTTTTCATGGGCTTCCTCTAATTTCAAAAAGGTTTTTTATGTAATGGGAAACCATGAATACTATAAAGCTCACGTGTCCATGGAGGTGTAAAATCCTATAGGTTATCCTGGAGAAAATAGTTTAGAAGATTTTAATAAATCTGTAAAGATAGAGTATTCACCTCATTGAAAAAATCCTTATATTTATCCTTGAGATTAATATCCGCATTCATAAATAATTTATAAAAATGAATTATCCTGCCGTGGTCAATTCCAGGAATGGCTTTATATACTCCAACCTCATTAATTATTTTAAGAATTAAAGTCCATAGTTCAGTATCTGTATGTTCAAGAAGATAAGGTATATCTTCACTAGCTATAGATGTTTTTGGAGGCGGTTCACTGCCACCTGGCATTTCAGTTGGCCATACCCACCAAGCCCAATGCCCTATTTTCTTTTGGTTTATTAAAAGTTCATCTAAAATGCCGCCGAACTTCTCTTTTTGTTTATCGATAAGTGTAAGAGTATCCCTTTTGACGCTGGAATGTGAATGCCTTGTAATTAATTCTCTTGTCAGCGCCTCTTGTAATTCTGGAATGGTATTTCCATGAGCAAAAACGATAGATTCTGATAATTTATTTCCCTTCTTCCATCTATCTCCTCGAATAAAATCTCCCATGTTCTTTTTAAGGGGGTGAGGAATAAAAAATTTACGATCACTATTTATCTTTTATGATATACCTAAAATGACCGTAACACCTGATAATATTGTTGATGGTATCTTTCTTTTTATTTTGGTAGGATTTAGCAACTATATCTATAGAATCATACCAAATCAATTAGAAGATCTTATATTTTCCTATGTATTCACACAACATATATTGATGTTACTTTTGATTAATTTTTCGGTAGAACTTGTTGATAATCTTAATCAATCACCCTTGGATAATTTTTATAATTCTTTTATTATCTATCTATTTTATATTATTTTTGCTAAATGCGGAACGTGGGTTTCAGTCATTCTTCTACTTATCTTGACAACATTATTCTTTATGACCAATGAAAGATCTTATAGAGGGTATCCTGAAAAATATTTAGAAAAAGAAATTGAAATTATCAGCTACATTGCATGTGGACTGCTAGGATTATCTAGTATATGGACTCTTATACAGGGTTATCGTACAAATCCAAAATTTAATCCAATCTATTTTTATTTTAATATCACAGATAATAATGATGATTATAAGAATATAAAATATTCCAAGACCAAAATTATAAAGGAATTAGATGGTTAATTTATATATATATATATATATATGTATATAAAAATGAATAAATCAGTTAATATATGTCCTTCTATTTCATACCTATAATAACCGCTATTTCTGATAACGGTTTCTATCAAGGGAAGATCTACAATATCATTTAAAAATTCCTTTGACAATCCGGCGATATCGACAGTATTTTCCTCTTCGTCTAAATATTTATCGGCCCGCTCACGAAAGTTATGTATACTGGATAACTCTGGATATCCCAAACTGAATTCGTCTTCATCAAGTATAACATATCTATCCCAAACAATCGAAAAAATTTGTTTTTCTGTGATCAATTCTCGGTAGATAATTTGTTTTGCCTTTTCCATATTCTGAGAAACTCCTACTATTTGAGGTTGTGAAGATCCTTCATGAGCATACTGATACGAATACAGTTTAGAGACATAGATCTTCATGTTTTTTGTTATTTAAAATATTTTGAATATCAATTTTCATTTCACTATTTGGTAATAGTATTCATATAATATATGAAAATTCAATTTACAGAAATATCATTCAGAGTACTTCGTTGATACCCCATTCTAACTCCAGGAGGTAAAGGAACTTCACTTGTCGGGAAGAATACGGGGGCTAAATTTGAGATAAAAGTATCAAGGTTTCGAGATGAAAACACTTTCGAGTAAACGGATTCATATAAACTCGTATCCTTTCCCATCTTTTTCCATAATATTTCCCAACCTTTCTCGCAAAAGATGTCCCAATATCTCTCTCCATCTCCATAATGATGAAACCAATAACTTTTTAAAGATAGTTGAGCATCGGCCTCAGTCTTCCAAATTCCGAGTACCTTAAAAATGGAAGACTTACTTCCTTCGTCATGTATGATGTAGGTTACAAAGAGCGACATTTAATTTATAATATAATTACTTTTATAGATCAATTTTGGTTTGGTAGAACCCATTGTCGTACAACAACAACTTTCACATCTTTTCCGTCGATGTCCTCTCCCTTGAAATCAAGTGTAGATTCGCCATCTTTGTTATCCTCCTCTCCAAAAAAGACATTACAAATATCCTTGAAAGACTCTGGGCATTTGTACCCAGCGTTCTTAATCTGCATATCCACCTCTTCGATGGTATTAACTGCACCACCGATTTGAAGAGGTTCATCTTCCTCGTATTCGACGATGATTGCGTAGAGTGCCGTCGCCATCTTTCTAGAGAGAGAAACTTTCATTTGAAATTCATTTTCAGTCGTCTTCGCAAAGACATTCACCGTGATTATTATACCACATCCTTATGATTGTTAGGGTCAACCCTTGATCTGCACATTCATATTCTAGCCATGTTTGATTGTGCTTATTCTCCTGTCCTCTACCAAACATAACATTCCATTTAATATGGAACATGTTAGGTAACGTATAACCAGAATCTACAATTATCTGTTTAGCCTGATCGATATTTAGAATTGCAGATGAATTAATACGACAAGGGATCAATCCTTCCCTCTCGACAACCACATCATATGTAGGGTAGTCGGTCATTTTTTTTACAATACAAAGTTATAAAAAATTCAATTTCTCCCTTTATCTATTATATATAGGGATAGGGGTAATTAAATGTATCTAATATATTCCTCCGAAAATTCAAGAATATCAGCTACTTCACCCTTCTTTTTACTTGCCTCTCCGATGGTCATATATTTAATCATGTTATAAAATTCTTTAAATTTCTGGATTAAACCATAACAGAGTTCTTTATTTTCACAAAGATCAGAAAATTTATCACGAAACTCGTCAAATTTTTCCTTTCGAGAAAGATAACATCTTTTATGTGTAGAACAAAAAATCCCATATCTATCTTTAATACCCTTATTTCTACATTGTTTAGCATCTAAACCGGTTCCCATGCAATTGGTAATGTTATATGCTTGACATCTCATACCACCATGTAATTCTTCGATCTTCATTCTTTTCTTCTCAAGAGTATCAAGAAGTTTTTGTTGGGAATGTACAAAATACGGATACCAATCACTCTTCACATCGTCGGCCAAATCAAAATAGCGTTGAATATCTTCTGGCGGAGGACTCTTTTTCCGAACCAATTCATCATATAAACCGTCCAATTCTTGAAGATTTTCATGAAGCTCATTTAGACATTTATCACATATAATACCTTTCTTTTTCAACTCTTTACAATCCTCTTTTTCACATAGTAATTCTCTTCTCTTTAAAAAACCGATCAATTTTGGGTCAAGACGACAACTGTTCGGTGAAAGTATCCTACTCTTAACCTTACAACCCAATTTCTTTGCTAGCTCGCTTTTACATGTTGTATCTGGATCAAGATTCTCACATATCTTATTTCGGGCTTTTAGTTCGTAGTCAAGATTGTCTGTATTGATCTTAGTAAATTCCTGAAAACCTTCTTCAAAAATAAATTTCTCGAGATCGTAATCCTCATTTGGAACACATTTATTATTAAATCCCATTTTGCCATATTTTATCTTACATTTACACACTCCTGTTTTTGGATTTTTAGTTTTCCAGTTTTCACATGCCGAAGGCGAAAGCCGATCACAATCTCTTGGAAACTCGAGTTGTTCCCCTCGTTTCTTTTTTTCTTTTTTTATAGAAGGAGTATTCATATTTTAATATATATATGAATAAAATTAATCAAGAAACTCATCCTCGTCAAATTCTGGCATATCTACAATGTCTTCGATATTGGATATATCGATTCGGTCGCCTCGGAAAATAGTTCCCTCTCTCGTTGAGCGTCTAGAAACTGATTCTGGTGCTCTCATTCTAGGAGGGGAGGGGATTTTTTCCTTCAAACAAACGATAGGTTTCTTATTTACCTGAGAAAGAAGTGGTGGATCGTCATCATTTGACGCATCCAAATCTTCTTTTGTATTGACGTAGTTTCCAGAATTAGTACATATCCCAATAATATCATCATTCTCCATGGTGGATTTAATGTTAACAATTTCATTATCTATATATCTATTATCTTCATTAGAGGTATACATTTGATCATATGACACGTTCATTGAACCAGTACCGTTTTTACAGGGAATACCGGTCACAATCCGACTAGTTACACTGGTGATATCATCTTGTTCACCAAAAGCGGCCGCGTCTTTAAATACGCCACTCTGGTGTTCAAATGATGCGGCCGCTAATACACTGTCTCCTTCCTTATAAATCTTTGTAGACCGAAGAGGAACTAAACTTGCAAATGACGTTTGAAGATCCATCAATAAAAAAATATTAGTTGGGTTTAATTTTGCAATAAAAGGGATACTAAGATACTTCTTTGCTAGATAGAATCTGACACTTTCAATTCCATAAAGTTTCAATATAGTTCGAGTATTTTCTGGAAACAGATATCGTTTATCAATAATTCTGGATGACAAAAGTTCTTTTTCAATATTTTTACCCTCGACAGTTGCACTGTTATATGAAAGAAGACGATATAGTTCGCTAAATTGAGGAAGAGTCTTTCTGAAATCCGACGACGGGTCACTCTCTGTGTCGATAATCGATCTAGAGAGAAAATTTCGTTCAAAATCTCGAATATTGTTAATTAGCTTCTTTGGGCCATATGAATTACCCTCGACAACGTCATCTGTTCTTACATCATAATATTTTTCATTTCTCATTTCATAAATATATTCTACTTTTCCATCTTCAGTGTAGTATTTCTCAACCCTCTTTTTTGGAAGAAGAATTGTCGCCGAATTATTTTCTTCCAAGTTATCGATAATTATCTTTAAATCACAAGCAATAAACATTTTCCTAATCTTATCCACCGGAATTCCCTCAAAATAAATAGCTGTCTTTTTAATTTTTACATTCCACAACCTATTGATTTCATCATATTTGAGAGAATATGGAGGATTTGATAACATATCAATTTCTCGATCCGTACAAACTTTTCCCTGAGTATAGGTATCGTTCATGTTAACGGTTTCATTTCCATAAACATCAACAATTCCTTTGATACCTTTTATCATCATGTCTGCTAGACAATCATTTAGAATAACTTTCAAAAATGTTCCGGTCATATCATCAATTTCTAATGAGGTAGTATCTTTTAACATTTCATCTTTATCTCCAGGTTTAATGTCCTTACAATTACCAATCTTTTTTCCAAAATTAGAAAACTTAGCGACCGAATATTCAATATAATCTGGTTCGCCATGTATATCGATAAACCCAACCGAAAGTGGACTACCAACACAGACTATTGTCGAATCAAAATCATCATCCTCAGTATTCTTCATGATCACTTCGATAATTTCTTCTGGAAGAGTTTTATAGAGAATACATTTATTGATATCTAAATAAAGACGAAGAAACTGATATCTGACTTTTATTTTTTTAGAGTAAACTATTTGATAGTTTCGGTACCATCTCTCGTCTTCCTTAGGTACTTCATGAAGAATTTCGGTCTTAATTGTCAAATCCTTAACATTTATTCCTCGAAGCATATCACCCAAAATAGAAATTTCCTCATAGACTAGATTCTTGTCCTTAAAATGTACAGTATAATCAAGAATTTCACTCGGTTTTTTCAAATCAATCAATGATTTAATTAAATTATAACTAGCCTCCTTACTACTCTTTCCCCCTGAAGTATGAATCGCATCGAGCATTGCTTGGGTAATTTTTTCAGCAACACTCATACCTCCAGTACTTCCAACGCTACTTCCGGCTTCTAAAACAGATCTTAGAAACGTCTCATATATAATCTTTTTCATATGCTCAATTGTGCCTGGTTTAACCAGAAATTTTAGTCTGGAAAGTTGCCACCTTAACTTGTTTTTGATCTGTTTATTATTTTCAATACTGATCATTTTAATTGGACATGGGAGAGGAGGAATCACTTCTACGATATCGTCGATTTCTTCCTCGGTCAATTTTCGAGGAAGATCTCCATCAAGAAAAGAATTGACTTTCCCTTTAATACGAACAAGATCATCTTGATTGAATTTCTCGGGGATTTTGAAAAGATCAAGCACTCTTTCAATCTCATTTGAAAGTCCCCTATCCTTTGGGAGAATATATTTTTTCTCCTCTTTGGTAAGACTCCTTAACATTTTTATTCTAAATACGCTTTTAATTAAAAAATCAAATTCAGATTATGAACGGACAAATTAAAATAACTAATGATTATTTTCTTGATATATCATCAGACTTAATCAGTATTATATCTCAGGAAAATATTATAGAAAAACTCAAGGAAATAATTGAATATTATCATGGGTCGCAACCAGATGCAATTATATTACATTCTATTGAATCAAAACGTGGTCGATTATTAAATGATCGAATTGGACAGTTTGTATTATATGATGGAGGAGAACATTACAAAATAAAAGCGGCTCTAATCAAAAATGGAATTACGTTAGATGATTTAAAAGAATATAATCGTTTAACAGTTTATTCTCTCTACCCTAGATTGTATTTCGATCCAACAACAGACCCGACCGCGATCGGTAAAAGTGAAAGTATTAAGACTAAGCTGTCCATGGTTTGGTTTATCATTAACTTGGTATTTTCCATGATAGTTATCTATGTAATAGCCACAAATTTTCCAAGAAACAGATATTATCACATTGAGAATAAACAAGCTATAATTAAACCACATTACAACTTCTAAAATTGAATTCGTAAACAATTTTTTACGAATAAAACATGCCTTCGCCATCCCCAGATTTCATACCGCTGGATACTGAAGATGTTCTCTCTACCGGAGAAAAAATAGAGGCCGCCGAGAGACAAAAGGCTCAGATCGAAAGAGAGATCAGATCTCTTCGCCTCAGATATGAAGAGGAACAAGAGATTAAAAAACTTACTCTTGAACTGGAAAGAAAACAGAGTCGACTTGGTCGTCCATGCGGAGATATTCCATGTGGATGGAGGATTTCTAGAAGGCATTCTCCAGAACAAGGTGTTCGGGAACGATCACCTGTTCGTGAACGGGTGATCGTTCGGGAACGATCACCTCGTATCGAGGAACGTCTATCCGTTTCCTACTATTCGATTAAGGATATTATTAAAATTCTATGGGCACGGTTTGATGTCCCTGGAGTGAATAGAAAGAATGCCTGTATTTCTGTACCCATTCTAGGTAAGGTTAAGATGACCCGAGAAGGAATTTTTGTGGCCGTGAATGATCAGGGAGAAGTAATCGGTATCGCCTACAACCCCGAAGGAGCTCCAGCGAAAACAACACGTTTTTGGGGAAAAATTATCAGTTTTGATCGGGAATTATATTTCTGTCAGATCGATCATACGATTCCATTCAAGGGAAAGTTTTACAATCGAGCGATGATTTTCTCTGAAGTTAATGACGAACAAATTCAGCGTCTAATTTGGGGACATGTCGTTCATAAGAATTGGAGTCATGATATTAACGAGGCTCCATTTCGGGTATATAACCCGACAAAATGAGTCTTAAAAAAAGGATTTGTAATAACTAAGTTCCATCTTGTCAAGTTCTAGGTTATATTTTTTAGGGATTGTATCGTTGATCTGAGATAAAATATTTTCTAAAACTAAACATATATTAGTATATTCACAATTATTATCCAAATACATTTTTGATAATTTTCCTACAGTAGTATGTTCATCTTCATCATCACTAGAAATAGACACTTCTTGCGAAGCGTAATATGCAATATCGCTATCAAGTTTAGCTTTATCCTCTATTCGAAAACCGAGATTCGCATAAACACTTGTCTCTCCAGCAAGAAGTTTAATCGGATTGATGGTAAGAAGAATATCGTTAGCTGTACAGTGACAATTTTCTTCTAAATCATCATCTAAAAAAACATTTCTAATTCCAACACATCTAGCTATGAAAAGAAGTACAGAACCAATAACATCAAGACTGGTAATAAAGAGTTTATCTCTTAATTTAAGTGAGATATATTCAATATCCTGATCGGCTACTTTTAGATTTGGAATTTTAACCTTCATCTCTCCCTTTCCATCTTTTTGAATATTATAGATACCGACACTAAAATCATCTTCATAATTAGTTAATATAAGATTATACTTCTCATGTTCACTATGCTTCTCCAGGAGAAGTTTTTTAGTGTCCACTTCACTTGGAGAATTACTCAATAGAAGATCTACTTCGATTGCTCGATACATATTATCTTCGATAAAAAAGATATCCTGATTTTCTTCGGGTGTGCATTTTTGAAGTTTATTCCATATCTTAGTTAGATGAAGCGTATTCTTATCTGGCGTAAACATTTCCTTGAAAAAATCAAGATGAATCGGATAGCATTCCCATGCTATCCGTTCAATATAACCTGGTACAAGAATAGGGTGATCTGGAAGTGGACGTTTAATACCCTTAATGCGATCGATAATCCAATCCCAGTCATCGTCGGTATAGTTATCTGGATTCTCGTCGAGAAATCTTTTAAGGATATGACCTCTGCGATAACTTTCTACATTATTTGAATTATAATAAACATGCCATTCCCCGCCTGCAGCTTCAAGATGTTTAATACCTTCACTTTCGGCATAGGCCGCAAATTTTCTAAATCCTTTCTGTTTGTAGGTGTGTTTATTGAACATATGAAGCGGATAATAGTTATGAATTAGACAGAATAATCCAGCGCCTCTCGGAGGTCTCCATAAATATTTCTCATCTATCGGAAGCATATCTTTAGTACAAACCAACTCTTTATAGGAGAGAACTTTTGCGACTTCTTTTCCTTCAAAACGAAACACTTTCCTCCAACGCATAGCCATCTTATCTGCCTCTTCTTTCTTATATGGTCCCATAACTGATTCTTGAAAAACCCCTAATTTTTGAACAACTTTCTTTATCCAAAAACCGCCATTTTCATACTTTTTAAATGCCTCGATCACATTTTCAAAAGATGAAAGATGATTATTTGGATCAGAGATAAACATATTTTATCTATGTGGGGTGAAAAGATTTTAAGCGAATATATAAAAACATGACCGAAAAAGGTTTTGAAATAGATTATTCCAAGGAGGGACAAATCGTTCTCGATGACGAAGAAACATGCTTAGCATGTGATCGTTGTCACAATACGGTAATCATCCGCGGTGATTCGGTTGGAGATTTAGAACAATTTATCAAAAACTGCATACAAAAATGTATTCAATGTAGAGAAAAAAATAATATCGACATTGATGTAGATGGTAATTTAGAAGATTTACAACAAAAGAGTGTTGATATGCGAATATCTAAATCAAAAAGAAAAAAATTATCTAGGAAAACTGAACAGGGAACTCGTTATGAAGGTCTCTAAATATAATCACATTTATCAACGCTCTTACCATCAAATCGAAATGGTTTTCCGCAACCATAAATGAGACCTTCTTTTTCAAGACGATCACATTCATCTTTATTGAGATGAGGAGGAATTTGTTTTCCATCCATCTTCGTAATTCCATGTCGAAATATTCCACAGGCTATTCCATCTTCTGGAACCGAGGTTAAGAAATGACAATTTGGACATTCAAAATAATAAACTTTTTGTTCTTTGTCATATTCTATAGACATGTATAACTGTTTTTATACATCTAAAAAAAAGAATGGAGTACTTTTGAGTGGAGCGGTAATGATTCCTCTAGTATTTCTTAGGCCATAAAACTAAGTTTTCCAGATGGTAAAATATTTTCATCTTCAATGAATATATGTAATTCGTTCATTTGAATATCATAAGTTTGTTCGATTGGAAAAGTCTTGTATTTTGTTTCCGTGATAATATGAAGAGTTAATTTTATTCTACTATACATACATCCCATATCTTTTTACTATAGTTTTATATTTAACTTACATTTCTCCTGAACAAATCTTTTAAGGAGAGGATGCATGGGATAATCATATGAATCAAAAATATTTATGAGTAATTTCTCCATGTCTTTTTCAATGGAGACATATTCATTTAGTAATCTATCTTGTATTTCTCTCCATTTTTCTTCAAATACGTTGGTTGTATCGTTCACTTCTTTAAATTTATCAAGAGTAAAATTCTTTGCTAAGATATCATTGATTCTGATTTTATCCATATGCGATATCTCGTAATCATACGGTGCATCATACCATAATTTATATAAATTTGTGTATCTTTTTTCGATATCATCATCGTATTCAACATCAGATGGATATATTTCAGCGTGATCATATTTATCGGTACCTGGGTAACGTGGATTAAGTTTTCGAATGCTATCTTTAATCAAGTAATTGATATGTTCAATATATTGTTCTGTTTTCTGTATCTCTACATAATTTTGATATTCCTGATCATATTCTGAAATGATTTCCCCTTCGGTTCTCATATTTTTCATAAATATATGATGTTTAAATATTCAATTTTTGGTTAAAATTGAAAACTAAACATGTGTCCTTCCCAGTGAAAAGATGGGAAGTGTAAATACAACCCCCAAATCACAGGAAGTTTTCCTAGATGATAAAGGAAAAGTAATCAAATGTATAGATAGCTCTACCGGTACAACAACCTATTATGAAGGTCCTAATATAAGTCCCTATAGGAAAAACGATCTTCCGGCTATCGTTAGAAATGATGGCGGATCAGAATGGTACGATGTAGATGGAAAACTGCATCGTACCAATGGACCGGCTAATATTTATGGTTGTAAAAAGAAGCTTGAAATGATTTTTTCGCATGAAAGAAATACGATGGAAGCAATCACGCATTTCTACGATTGTGGTAATGAGTGGTGGGAACACGGAGTCTACCTTCCACCAAAATAAAAAATTGAAAATTAAATAACCTTCTCATTTAAATATAAAAATGGGAAATATATTCAGTACAAAGACACCTTTTACCAGACACGAGGGAATGGACAATGAAATAGAAGTTTTTTACGATGAGAATGGCAAAAAAATTAAGTGCATTGACAGTTATGACGGCACAACAATCTATTATGAAGGTCCTAATATAAGTCCCTATAGGAAAAACGGTCTTCCGGCTGTCGTTAAAAGTGATGGTAGTGCAAAATGGTACGATAGAGATGGATACCTGCATCGTACCAATAAACCGGCTAATATTTATGGTTGTAAAAAGAAGCTTGAAATGATTTTTTCGCATGAAAGAAATACGATGGAAACAATCACGCATTTCTACGATTGTACTAATGAGTGGTGGGAACACGGAGTCTACCTTCCACCAAAATAAAAAATTGAAAATCAAAAAAACTTCTCATTTAAATATAAAAAATGGGAAATACATCCAGTACAAAGACACCGTTTTCCATACGCGAAGGAGTGGACAATGAAATAGAAGTTTTCTATGATGAGAATGGCAAAAAAATTAAGTGCATTGAGAGTTATACAGGTACAACAACCTATTATGAAGGTCCTGATATAAATCCCTATAGGAAAAACGGTCTTCCGACTGTCGTTAAAAGTGATGGTAGTGCAAAATGGTACGATAAAAATGGAGAACTTCATCGTGCCAATGGACCGGCTAATATTTATGGTTGTAAAAAGAAGCTTGAAATGATTTTTTCGCATGAAA